TAGATGTTGCTTGCTGTTCTGTTCTTTGTTTGCTCTTGAATATAATCGCATATTTCTTTGAGTATTCTAATTTGTCCGCTAATTGGAGTTGTATTATGTCTCCATTCTCCTGCTTGCTTATAACTCGGTACTTCAAAAATTTCAATTGCGGCATAGTCTCCGCCTGTTCCCATTGCAGGATCTAAACAAATAGTGTATGTCATTGTAGGATCAAGTTTTTTATACCAGCGCACTTGTCCCATATTTTCAATTGGATTTTTACCTTCTAATGAAGATAGTTTTAAACTGTTAATCAGTGTCTCGTCAAATACTAAGAACTCACACCCGTACTCTCGTCGGAACCGTTCTTCACCAATTCGACCTAATTCTGCTTTTTTCCATTCTTCATCTCTATCAGGATGTTCGTCCCAAGCGGCTGTAAACCCGTGGAAGCCGTTAATACCTTCGGCTGTTTCGTTACCATGTTCGTCAAACTTATTTTGACTTTCTTTCCAAATAAGAGCAAATGTGTCTTCGTCTGAGTTAGGTGTACTTGTAATAATAGCACGACCACCTGTTGCTAGTGTAGGTGATATCGAAGTCCAAAAGTCAGTAGCAATGTTAGGTTGCACAAATGCAAACTCGTCACAGTATAGTAGCGAGATACTCATACCACGTCCTGTGTTGCCTGTTGTAGTCTGTGCTACAATACGTGATCCGTTTTCAAATTCCATTGATCCTTTATTATAGTTTGTTACGCCTGCTCTGATATGATCCGGACACAACTCATATCCGTACCTAATACGTTGCATAATTTCTTGGGCACCAGTATACTTGTGTGCCGCAATAAGAATAGTTTGATCTGAATGAAACATTGCATACCATAATAAATATCCAGCGGCAGTAGTAGTTTTTCCACTTTGCCGAGGAAGCATGTTTACATTAAATCGAAAATCATGATAACTTGATAACAGATTAACTTGATAATCAAACGGTTCAAACAGCACTTTGCCTTTTACTGGATGTTGAATAAAGAAAAAGTTACGGGCAAAATACAAGTAACCATCAGTGGGGTCCATGCATTTTGATAATTCTTCAATATGAACTTGAGAAAACTTTTCTTTTTGGTGAGCCTTTTTAGTTAAGACTCCATCTAAACTCTTGTTTGCCATACTAGTATTTACTCAAAAAAATAGCACCCGAAGGTGCTATTGAGTTAGTGTGTTGCAATAATTATTAACTACAGCCGCAACTGCCGCATGCCATTAATTTTGTTTTACCAGGCTTGCCGCATTGTGGACATTCTTCGCCTTCATCATCTTCATCATGATCATGGCCGTCACCTTCGCCCATGTGTGCTTCTAGTTGGGCTCTTAATTCGTTACGGATTTCATCTTCTAATGCCATTGGATTGTCGCCGCCGTTTGTCGGAGCATATGATCTTTTCTGACCTTGCTCGCTACCGCCTGACAAATCTTTAGTCATGTAATGCTGATCTTGATATTTTTCGTCTGGTTCGTTTTCATAACCTTCAAAAGCAACATCAGGATAAAATTCTTCAAGTTCTTTTTTAAGTGTCTCAGCATCTTCTGGAGACATTTTGCTTGCCATTTTTTCATATTCGCCTTGAATATTTTCATCGGCAAAGTCGTGCTTATCAAAAAAGTATTCACGTGCTTGGTCTAAACTTAAACCAGCCCCTTCACTTGCTTCAATATCTTCTGCACATCCTGAATTGCCTAAATGATCTTTACCGCAAATCTTACATGGTTCTCCTTGTATGCCCGGCTTTAATTGATCTCTATCTTTTGGACCGTCTACAATGTCTCTCAACTTAGCCATGTCATCGCCCATGTCTGGTGGACCCATAACAGGCATTGGTGCAATTGGTTTGCTAATGGCTTTTGGCATACTATCAATAGTATCAGAACCTTTTTCACCTTTAAGTGCATTCATTAATTTAATAACATCTTCTGCGTTGTCGCCACTCATGTTAATTGATGCAGATGCCGCTTCAATCAATGCTTCGTCGTATGCTTGTATCTTTTTGTAAATGTCATTTAGTTTCATAATTAACTCCCAATTGGACTTTTAGCATTTTCGCCTTGAGTCATTGTCTCCTGTGGTTGATCTGTTTGAATAGATTTAGCAGTACTAGCAGGATCTGCTGTACTTTCTTTTCTTGCTTTTTCTAATTCTTTAAGTAAATCCATAACATGCGAATCACCAACTTTGTCTTGTGCAGATTCGCCACCCATATCTTCTTTTGTTAGTTTGATATCGTATGGTCCCTCATCAATTTCTTGATATACTTCTTGTGGAGCATTCATATTACGTACCATAATATGCGACTGAGACCTTCCAATGTTATAACCTAAGTATTCCTGAAGCGCCTCTGCATGTGTAGGATATGTAATAGTTGCTTCGTAATACGTTACTTCTTCGTTTTGTAACTGTGGGAAATCTAGTGGGCGTTCTTGGATTGGAGTTTTCTTGCCTGGAGTAATGTTAGTTACACCAAACTTTTTAAGTGCAGTTTCTAATGCATCTGCAATTCCATCGTTATCGCCTGCAACACCAATTTTAAAATCGTATGTTTTATTGTTGTACGCTTCTGTTAAATATTCGTTATATTTTTTCATATTAATCTCAATCCTACTACACAGTTATTTATCCATGTTTTTAAGTTTTTCTAATAAACTATTACGGTCTGCAACAACATAGCCCTCTCCGGAAACCATATCATCGCCGTCTATTCCGCCTTCTTTATCCATTTTTTCTTTCTTAAGTTGTAGTTCTACCATCTTAAGTTTTTTATCTAATTTAGCAACCTTAGCATCTAAACTAGTCTTTAGCATTCCGCCTGCAACTTCAAAAACTCTACCACTATAACGTGCTTCAACATTCATGCCTAAATCCATTAAGTCTTCGTATGCATTCATAGCCTTATCTGCTACTTCATTAAGTTCTTTATCAGCCATTTCACCAAGCCCTTTAACGGCTGGCAATGCACTAGCAATCTTGTCCATTTCGGCAATACTGCGAGCAGTTTCTTGTTGCTCTACTACGGCAGTTTGTTTGGCTTCCTTGTTTGCTTTTGCTTTTTCTTCTTGGACTATTTCTTTTGAATCAGGTAAGTCAAGAAGTTCTTCTAGTTTTTTAGTCATAACTACAATCCATTATATGCTACTATTATTTATCATTTTCGGCCACCCTGATGGAACATATCCTTTTCAGTAATAACTCTAAAGTATAACCCTTTGTCCTTGCACCATGCTCTAGCGGCTTCCCACTTAGCCATGTTTAATACAACTTGTGCTTGTTTATACTTATTACGTCCGGCACTTTCTAATGTAGTTTGATTGTCTGGTTTTACCTCAATAACTTCTGCACGTTGCGTACCTTTTTTATCAGAATATGCAATAAAAAAGTCCGGAACATATACTGTTTGCTTTCCAGTAAGAGGATTAAGGTATGGAATCTTAATTGATTCACTAGCCCATTTTGCTACGTTTGGGTTTTCGTCACAGAACTTCATAAAAGCAAATTCCCAACTGCTTCGATATAAAGGAGTTTTTCGTCCTATGTATTTTTCTGGAAATTTAAGATTGTAACGCCCTTGTGCAAACTTGGACATTCTAAACCTCTATGTTTCTTGCTTCAACCCGTTGACTTGTGTTGTCAACTTTAAAACCCAGTGTAGAAATCTTTTCTCTATTATAGTTTAATACTTCAGTAACTACATTACTTAATTGCACTTCGTCAGTTTTTTTAAGAGTATCAAGTAATTCGAATACTTTAATATTATCAAGTTTTGCTTGCTGAAGTAACACTGTGCCCACAGCAATTGCACCTGTTTTACTAAATCCTCGTGCTTGGAAAAAACCAATTACAGCATCAACATCATTACTTGGAAAACTTATAAATTTAGTAAAGTATTTGTCGTAAAATTGCTTTGTGCCTGTTGCACTATCTGTAGTTTGTGTGTCTGGTAGATTACTTGCCATTATGCTTTGCCTTTAACTATGTTTGATAAATTATTTAGTGTTGCAGTTCGTTGTGCTGATTTAAATGAACTACTTGCTGTATTCCACGCCGAATTAATCGAGTTAACATCTGGTAAACCGCCGCCCGCTAAATGTGATTTTTTAAATGTAGTCGACTTTGCTAAGTCGTCAAGTGCATCAGGATTTGCTTCTAGTTTTGCTCTAGCATCTGCAACACTTGATCCTTGTAGACTTCCTGCAATAGATGCTACTGCACTTACACCAGCAACAGTATTAACAATGCTACTTAGGCCGCCGCTTCCTCCTGATTTAGGAAATAGACTGTTTGCTACGCCGCCAACTGATGCTCCGCTGATGTCTCCTAGCGCACCTTTAAGAATTCCAAATCCCTCTTGGCGCAATCCTGCACTCGATAACGACTTTGCATTTTTAGCAATATTGCCTGCTTTTAATACTGTACCTAATAACGATGCTGGTGACTTAAATGCGTCACCTGAGGTAATATCACCAAATACATCGGCTGTTCCTGAGGCTACACCTCCAACACCAAATAGGCTCGAAGTGCCACCGCCGCCTAATGTTAATGGGCTCGGTGTTTGATCATAATGTTCTGTAGCAAATCCTTTTGGAGCACTTCCTTTTGTAACTTGTCCTCTTGAATACCAAACTGTTTCAAACTCAACACTCATACTACTTTGTACAGGATCTCCTGCTGATTGCTGATCCATTGTATCATGTTGCCAACTTTGAATAAGGGGGTTAACAAGTGTAAATGCAGTATAACGTTTTCTTGACATTTGATATAAAATAATACTAGTAAAGAATGGTGCATAACTATCGTTGTCGAATCCGTATCTAAATTGATTTGCAGTTTCATTACCATAAATGTTTGCTCTGTTATACGCCGCCGAGGTCTGTTCTGGAGATCCTGCCTGGTCAACTGCTGTATAATTTCCGTCTTTATAATAATATCTATAATATGCTTCCCATAGTGCAGTAGTTACACCATAGTTGTCATCATGAAATACAATATTGCTTGGACTATAATCAATACGCTTTTGTATAACACGCTTTCGATTATAAGCATGTTTAGTTTCTGTACTAATATCAAACTTGGGCAAGTCAACACTCTTAACCAACATGTTAATTGTATTACCATGCTTCTGTGTTAGTTGTGGAATAATTGCCGCCGCATCTGGATTGATGTTAAATGCTACGTGATATAAAAACTTTTGTTTTGGAGCAAACTTAAAGTTGTCGTCAACATATAGTCTTGCGCCGTGTGCAAAGTCGCCAAGGTTACCTTTAGGGTTTAATGCGCCACTTGCTAAATTACCGAGAAATTTGGATATGTCTGCCATACTAATATTTATCTAAACTATAAAGTACGCAGATAATAAAAAAGGCGACTAAAAGCCGCCTTTTCTACTTTAATATAAAATTTTATTAACTTGCGCCACCGCCGGTAACTAAAGTATTTACAGTTCTGCCTACGGCAGTACCAATACCAGTACCTTGTGGTGATTGAATTGCGTTGTCGTATCTAATTGATAATGCAATAGTTACAGGATCATTAGTTGCATATGCTAATGAGTTGTAGTTTGCACTCTCAAGATAACAACCATACAATTCAAAAGTCTCTAGCACACCTGCTGTGTTTGCTCCGTTACCACCGTCTAAAATTTCAATACGTGTAACAAATTTATAGTCTGCGCCCGATGCCGCACTTGACTGCTCGAAGAAGTCAAACTGTTTCTGTAACTGTTCGCCAACAAGTTTTTGTACATTGTTGGATACATCTTCACGTAAGTTAAGTGTAATCGGTTCCCATGTATGTTTACCTGCCAAGTATACTCTTGAGTTGTAAACATCTAGTGTAATTTGTTCGAATGAAACGTTAGGTCTAGTAACGTCAACTACCTGCTTGGTTAATTCAGTAGTTGGTGTTGAGACTCCAAAGTTCTCTAGCGATACCCTAAAGCGGTATTGCAGTTTCGGCATTAACAAACCTTGTGCGGACGAACTTGCGTTACTATCCAAAGGCACTGTTAATCTTGAGAGTGATGAAATTGCCATTATTTGCTCCTATTAATATTATTTATCATATTATAGTCCCGCTATTTCCCCAGTATTCTTAAGTCTCAGCGGAATGTAAATAAATTCTACTGCTTTTACTGGTTCAATCGCTACGTCTACATATAACTCGTTACGATCAATTCTATTTGGTGTGTTGTTTGATTCATCACACACAACTAAGAAGTCGTACAAGGCTCTTTGTCCTACAAGTTCTAGCATTAAACTATCTACTTGTTGCTTAATCTCGTCCCTTGTGATTTTATCATTTGGTTCAAAGATGTATGGTTTAGCAAGTTTGTTCAATTGTGAACGTAAGTAAATTACTAGTCTTGCAACGTTAATTCTATCTAAAGAACTAGCGTTTCTTGCTCGTGTCTTTTGTCCAAAGTTAACAAGTCCAGCACCAGTTAAGAATGTAATCGGATTAACTGCACTACTGTATAATGTATCTCTTTGTCCTTCATTAAGAGCAACTGTCTTAAATTCGCCTTCAGCATCAATGTAACCTGCGCTAGATGCGTTAGTAATACCACCGCGTCTTGTGCCTGCTGGAGCAAACCATGGATAAGAAACGTTATCGCTAAGTGCAATAGTTCTTAAGATACCATGCGATGCTGGAACAACTACGTTATTACCTGCATTGTCGCTTGTAAACAAACTTGGGTAAAAAATACCTAAGTATTCATCTCTTGACACAAGTCCGTCATCGTTATCTTCTACTGCTCCTGCAACGTTAGTTGCCCAGTTGTTAAGTGTTGTACCATCGCTTTTTAGTCTCATTGGTGTGTCACCTACAACAAATGCTGTTAAGCCTCTATCATAGTTAAGTGAAACCATTTCGCCAATTAGTTCTGGATAACCTGGTGTTGCCATTAAGTTAAAGATTCTTGATTCATTATCTCTAATGTCATCATTTGAGTTAAGCATTGCTTGGAATGCTTGTACAATAACTTTACGCTGTGCTTTACGTCCAAACGAGCCTGCGCCGTCTGCTTGGTTAGCACTTTCAGTAACCCATCTGTGTGGATAGTAAGCATCCATCGACTCGTCACCGTTTCTAATGTTGTCTTCTGCTGTGTCAATTGCATTGCGCACAAACTTCTTAACATTAAAGCCAGAACGTCTTAAGTTCCATAACAACATACCTTTTGGATATAGTGCTGGATCTGGAGCATCTGGATCTAAGTAATCACTTGCTAACAAGTCAATAATGTCACCTGCTTCGTCACTGTTCGCGCCTGCTGTATTATAACGTGCATCTGCAAATAGTACACCGTTGTCAGTTGATTGATCTGAACTATCACGTAATACCCACTTCTTAGTTGAGAAGTTATATTGGTAAATTAGTGGATAGTTTTCTAAATCTGCTGTGCTTACCCAAAGGTCACCTTCAACTAAGTCAGAACCATCTGACTGTTTAGTTGGTTCAGTTGCTGAAACAATTGGACCTTCTGGACTTGTGTTAGCATAATCAATCGATCCTGACTGATAATTTTGATAACCAACCCAGTCACTTCCGTTGTGGATTAGCATATCAACTTCGTCTACAATCGAGTTATACCAAAGTTGACCATCAGTTGCTAATGCACTCGGTGCATCTTCGCTTGCAGTGTACGCTAGTACTCTCCAGTTTGATGCCATGTACTGTTCTGGATTTGTGTCGCCGTCAGTGCCTGGTACAAAGTAAAGGTTTGCAGTACCTGAAGTTGCACTTACATATGGTGCATAGCCCATTAAGTTTAATACACCGTCTGTGTCAACAAGTCTAATTTCACCACCTAGTGTATGCTCAATAACAACTCTGTTTTGCGCATCTACTGAAGCAGTAACGTTAGTTAATCCTGCACTGTTAATTGCACCTGCAATAGTATCAGCATCATCTGTACTACCTGCTGTAGTAACTGAAACTGGTACTGCTGATGTAAGATCTGCATCATTAATTAATGATTCCTGTACAGTAAATGTATATGTGCTTGCCGCAATTGATGTAATAATGCTAGAAGTAACTTTAGTCGATCCTGCTACAGCACGTTTGAAGATTTTAAAATCAAACTCTGCATCAGCACCTTCGGTTACATTTGATTGTGCGTAATATGTATCAACTGGAAGGTTCTTGCCGCCGCCTGTTGAATCTAATGCTTCTAGTGCATCAGCATTTGTAGCATAAACTGGTACATCTTTTTTCTCAAACAAGCCAGTTGTTTCGTTGAATGTTTTAACATTTAATTTAGCACCTAAGTTAGCATCAGTAGTCTTGAACCAAATTGATCCACTTGGACGAGATGCTGTATCAGTTGCTTTAAACTCTGGTACTGATGTGTGCTTGCTAATTTGTAATGCGGTGCTTGAAAAGTTCCTGCTGTTAATCCTACATCGTCGATGTTAGTGTTAGGATCAGCAATAACTACTGCAACACCTGTTGAATAAATTTCTAATTTGCTGTTAACTGCTTTAGCAGTAACGCCAGCACTTTGAAGTGTAGCATCACCATTGATGTCAGCAACTAAGTCTGTAAGTGTGCCTGCACCTGTAACAGTTGTACCATTAATTGTAAAGTCGCCTGTTAGTGTTGGTTCACTTACTGTACCAGTAACTGTTGGCCAACTCTTAGCCCAGTCACTTGATCCAATTTTAACCCATGCACCGTCTGCATTTTTATAGTACGCTTTGTTAATTGTAGTAGTAGCAACAATAGCATAGTCGCCTACTTGACCAACTGATGTTTTTGGAATGCCTGTGTTTACTTCGCCAACTAGTTTTGTTTTGTCAGTAATTACTGTAGGTACTTTGTTTGTAAATGTTTGGCCGCCTGTTGATGTTACAGGATTGCCGTTCCATTCAAAAATACCAAACTTAGATACTTGTGTGTCAAACCACTGCGTTCCATCTTCTGGATCAGCCGCTGGTGCTGTTGCACTTGCTTGTAGTTCGCCTAAGTCAATGTCTGCTCTCACAGCCCATGCTCTATTGGAAACACCTAAATATGAATACGCCGCTTGTAATCCGTATTCGTTAAGTTCTCCGCCGTTAATTGGATTGTTATTATTATCTGTGTAAAATAACGGATCGCCAAAAGTTTCTGATAAATCTCTTTGCGATGTTAACAAGAAAGGCACACCCGCATTTGCTTTGGTTGTTCCTCTCGCTGTCCCTGTGCCACTTGCATTGGCTTTATCCTGTGCAGTAGCAACGAAAATCATTGGTGTAGTACCTGGTTCAGCAGGCGTATAAAAACTTTCGTCGATAACGCTGACCGATACTCCGGGTGATACTAAGTTTGCCATCTTTTGTTCTCCTGTTAAACTTATAACTAGTTTTGTTATTAGTATTTATATGTTTGATTAAAAAAGGCTATTAAACTATTAGGTAAAAAGGGCAGAAAAAGGTATGCTAAATACGTTATGAGACCTTTATGCGGATGTAACAAGCGACCTGTTGCCGTTAACTATAAAAAGAACGGCAAAACGTTCTATAGGTCAAAATGCGATCAATGCCTTCGCAAAGGAACTCCTGCTAAACCTCGCTGGTATCAATCCGGATACAGACAAAAGTCTACTTGTGAAAAATGCGGATTTAAGGCAACATATATTACTCAGATGAGAGTATATCATATAGACGGTGATTTAGAAAACTGCCGTCCTAATAATTTAAAAACTATTTGTGCTAATTGTCAGATTGCTATACAGCGTGTAGGAGCGAAGTGGAAGCAAGGCGACCTTTCACCTGACTTTTAAGATGCTCAATTGTTCCTTCGTTATCAATAATAGATGTAAAGTTTGAATTGGCCCATGCCCATTCAGACGGATGTACCTCTTGAGGTTCAACACCAATATCTTGATACATTCTAAACCAAACTGGATCTGCGCCTCTACGTACTCGCCAAAGTTCGCTATTTAGACTTAAAAGCATTTCGGCTTCGTTAGGGAATCGCACATCAGGAATTACAAAATTAGTTTTAGGATTGTCAAGTATTAGTTTCTTAGTTAGACTTACCCAAATGCCATCATAAAAACCATTGCGCATACACTCAGTGCCAAACTCTTGTAACACTAGTCTAGGAGATATTGCTCTACCAGTTTCGTTAGACCAGTATTCGTCTTTTTGCTCTCTCCATTGTCGTGCTTCATCAGTTTTGCCTTCGAGCATTTGACGATCCCAGTCAAACATAACTGCGACAGCATCTTTAAGTTTGTCAGCGAAACTAATTTTTACAAAATTGTGGTTTTTAATTAGATAATCTGCGACAGTATCTTTGCCACTACCGATTAATCCGCTAATACCAATAATCATAATTACTCCTAAACAATATACTGTATATTATATAGAATAATTATGTGTTTGTCAAGTATTTTTTACTTTTTTGGCTTTATGCTTTAATTATAGCGCAAACACTAGCCGATAGTAAAGCCGTAGCCTACACCGCCAGCGATATTCATTTTTAGGTCTTCTTCTAGTTTTTCCATTTCACCCTGTGCTTCTGCTTTAAGAGCATCACCGTTAAGTGTAGAACCACCTTGTGGTCCTGCAATGGTAGCAAACTTTGAACGTGCTTCGCCTAACATAAATTTACACTTAGCAAGTGTGTAATCTTTAATCCATTGACTTGCTAGATAGTCATTAAACAATTCGCTATCTGGTCGATGGTTATAAACGTACAAGAGCATTTCTTCTTCTGCTCTCGGACGTTGTAGTAACATTAATTCTTTTGTTGTGTTGTTCCATTTAAACTCGATAAATGAGCCAAACATACGACCAACTAATTCTTGGTAACCTGAAAACATTTCATATGTTGCTAATCCGCCCATGTTTGAACTTGCTAACAAATATGTATTTGTGTATGCCATATTAAATGGTTCAAACAATGTTCCGCCGTCTCCGCCGCCTGTGCGTGATCCAACTGATCGTCTAAAAATTTGACGAACTTCCATAATGCTTGAATCAAGAGTGTATGAGTTTTGGTCGATTACTGTAGTTAAAAATACATAAGACTCTTCAACTGAATTGTCACCTCGCTGACGGTATTTTGCCAATGACGATTTTAATGCAGTTTCGTAATGGATTGGGTCAAGTTCAACATCAACCATCCCGCCGCCTAGCATTGCGTTTACATAATCAAAAATATCTTGTTTTTGTGTTGCCATAATGTTTTAGTCTCCAATTGTATTTATGCGAATGGTCTCCGTGTCGATAAATACAAGTACTATGCCGAGAATAAGTTTATATAAACCGCAAAAGGGTAACGACTATCAGTTTCTTGATAACACTATAACAGAGATGTTTACAGTGGGAGGAACTGATGTGTTTGTACACAAGTATCTAGGACCAAAGAATCCAGAGGAAGCAGATGCTACTCCGTCACAGCCTCATTATGACGCTGTTAAAGAAACAAATATTCAAGATATGCTGTTTATGGAAAACAGAGATCGCAAGTACGATCCAGACATTTATACAATGCGTGGCATTTACAGCGTACAAGATAACGACTTTGATATGAGTCAGTTTGGATTATTCTTAACTAACGACACTTTGTTTATGACTATTCCAATTAATTATAGTGTTAAAACTTTAGGTCGAAAAGTTATGCCCGGGGATGTATTTGAGTTGCCTCATTTAAAAGACGACCATGCTCTTAATGATTATAGTGTTGCACTAAAACGTTTCTATGTTGTAGAAGATGTTAATAGAGCCGCTGAAGGATTTACACAAACTTGGTACCCACACCTATACAGAGTCAAATTAAAACAGATTGTTGACTCGCAAGAATTTAAAGAAATACTAGACTTACCAGCAGAAGAAGGTTCATCACAAACATTACGCAATGTACTTTCTACATACGAGTCAGAGATGCAGGTTAATGACGCCATCCTTGCCCAGGCAGAGGAAGATGCTCCTAAGAGCGGATACGATACAACTCCATTCTACACACTTCAAGTCGACGCAGAAGGCAATCCTGAACTTGTTGGTGCAGACGAAACACTTATTGATGCGAGCATTGACAGTGGAGCACTTGATGCTAGTAGAGTAAATGAAACTCCTACAGCAACTGGTTATCAAGGGTACTTAATTGGAGACGGTATTCCGCCCAACGGTGAACAGTTCGGATTTGGTGCTTCATTTCCGTTAGAAACTGTACGAGGTGATTATTTCTTAAGAACTGATTTTATGCCAAATAGATTATTTAGATTTGACGGACAAAGATGGATTAAAATGGAAGATTCAGTACGCATGGCACTGTCAAACACAGATGATAGAACAACTTATAAAACTGGATTTATCAATAACACACAAACAAGTGAAATTGCTGACGAAACTGTCCAACAAAGACAAAGTTTAAGTCAAGCACTTAAACCGCAGGCGGATAACTAATGGCTCAACATTTTTATGACGGACAGATAAGAAGATATATTACTCAAATGATTAGATTGATGAGTAATTTTTCTTATAAAAACGGCGACGGTACACTAACGCAAATTCCAGTTATGTACGGAGATATTACACGTCAAGTTGGTCACATCTTACGAGATAATTCAGAGAATAAAGTTCCAAGTGCGCCTCGAATTGCATTATACATGACAGGACTAGAATTAGATCGTGACAGATTAGCCGATGCTACGCATGTTAGTAAAGTGCATCTTAGAGAACGTGCATGGGATTCAGACGGTCAGGAATATTTAAATACACAAGGTAAGAATGTAACAGTTGAGAGGCTAATGCCAACTCCTTATACATTAAGTGTAAGTGCAGACATATGGTCGACTAATACTGATCAAAAATTACAAATTATGGAACAGATATTAATGCTGTTTAATCCAAGTTTAGAAATACAAACTACAGACAACTACGTAGACTGGACAAGTTTAAGCGTTGTTAACCTTGACGGAGTAACATGGAGTAGTCGAAGTATTCCAGCAGGTGCAGAAACCGAAATCGATGTAGGAACTTTACAATTTACTACACCCATCTATATTAGTCCGCCAGCAAAAGTTAAAAAACTTGGTGTTATTACTAATGTAATTATGAGTATTTTTAACGAAGAAACTGGAAGTATTGATTTAGGACAATCAACACCGGAATTTAAACGTTATAGTAATGACACTGTGTATCAACAAGACGGCGAAGGTGTTGGAGAACGAAATGATGCCGATGCTCTTCAAGTAACTGGACACAAAAACTACGATCTATTAGTAATGGGCAACGAAGCACAACTAATTAGCAAGGGCGTAGTTGGAACAACACTATGGGACGGATATTTAGAAGCACTACCTGGAGAATTTACTGCTGGAGTTAGCCAACTACAATTAACTAGACAAGATTTAAGTCAAAGTATTAACGGGTCAGTTGCAATTAATCCAAATGACGGTACAAAATTATCAATTACTTGGGATTCTGACACCATTCCTAGTGATACTGTTATAACAGGAAGCACAGGAGATCGAAATAAGATTGATTATATTATCGATCCAACTAAAACTAATCCAACAAACATCAAATCGCCGGGTGCAAGAATATTACTACTAGAAAGAATTGGCGATNCNGATAATGCAGACGGTGCTGATGCTTGGAAGAACACAGATAATTCAGACTTTGTAGCAAGTGCAAACGATATTATTGAATGGACTGGCACAGAGTGGAATATTCTGTTTGATGCTAGTACTGAAGAAAATATCAAATACACTACTAACTTAAATACCGGAATTCAGTACAAATGGACTGGATCAGAATGGATATTATCATTCGAAGGCGAATATCGAAACGGAACGTGGCGCATACAGTTTTAAATAACTATATGTATGAGCCAGAAGATATCCTGTAGTGGTGCATTATTTTACGCACTAAATACCAAACGTTT